TTAAGGGTTTTAGACAAATGAAGTTAGAAGATCAATTTTTAACTAAGTCTAAATTTACAAAGCTTATCGAAAAAACGGTAGCCGAACTTAAGATACCATACATGGATGCTATCATAAAAGTTTGTGAAACCAATGAGATTGAGATAGATGATGTAAAGAAATTTATATCGCCTGTCATCAAAGATAAGCTTGAGGCAGAGGCAATGGACTTAAACTTTTTACCAAAGAAGAACTCCATTGACGAGTCTTTATTTGAATAGTGTTATATATAGTACTATACAAAAATATATTTCAGTTAATATTTCAGCAATAAGGAGACAATACTATGTCATTTGAAACTTTAAAGCGCAATAGAGGCGCGAACATTTCCAAAATAGTACAAGCAGCTCAGGCCACTAACACTGGTGAAACAAAGTCATATGTTGATGAGCGTATTTGGAAGCCAACTGTCGATAAGGCAGGCAATGGTTATGCAGTACTAAGATTTCTTCCTGGGAAAGACGGGGAGATTCCTTTCGTAAGATATTGGGATCATGGGTTCAAAGGACCTACTGGTTTATGGTATATCGAAAACTCATTAACTTCAATTGGTCAAACTGATCCGGTTGGAGAACTTAACTCAAAACTTTGGAACTCTGGTATCGAGTCTGATAAAGAAAAAGCTCGTGCTCAAAAGAGAAGATTGCATTATGTAACTAACGTGTATGTCGTTAGTGATTCATCAGCACCGCAAAACGAAGGTAAGGTATTTCTATACAAGTTTGGTAAGAAGATCTTTGATAAGATATTCGATCAAATGAATCCTGAATTTGCAGATGAAACCCCTGTAGATCCATTTGATTTCTGGGAAGGTGCAGACTTCAAGCTTAAGATAAGAAATGTAGAAGGTTATAGAAACTATGATAAGTCAGAGTTCTCTTCTCCTGCTGCGTTACTAGATGGTTCTGAAGATAAACTTAAAGAAGTGTATGAACAAATGCATGACTTAACTGAGTTTACTAATCCAAAGAACTACAAGACTTATGATGAACTTAAAACTAAGTTAGGAAAAGTTCTTGGTGAACAGGCTAACGCTGGTTCTTATATGATGAGAGAAGAAGTAAAGATTAATGAGCCAGTGGCTGCGGTAGAACCTGTAACTGCTGAGGAAGTATCTGAAGAAGATCAAGATACTATGTCTTATTTCGCTAAGTTAGCAAAAGAAGATTAAGTACCTGCGGCAACTCTTCCGCCAGAAAATTTATCTTGCATATTAATAGTATTGCCGTCAGCATAAATGGCGGCACTACTCGTTTTAACACTGTTATCTTTTACTGAAGCATCTACAACTATAGGCTTTAAATTGCCTCGATCATTATATCCCATTTCAGCTGCAACATTAGTGTTTATTGCTTGCATTTTATCGATTAACGAATTATCAGTCTTCAATGGCATTTGTAAGCCATGAGTAGAAATATCATCCAGTTTGTTACCCATGTAATCTACTTTAAATCTGTCAGCACCTTGTCCTGCTGCCATCTTCGCTACTTTATCTGACATCATTTGTCCAAGTAACTTTGCTTTTTCTGGAGGAAGTTTTGGATCACCACCTAGTAACCATTCTGCTAATAATCCGCCTGCGTAATCTCCTCCAAAATAACCAGCAGCGCCACCTAGTAATCCACCAATAATCATACCTTTTGGCCCGATCGCTGCACCTATTCGTGATCCTATTGCAGCAAAACCAGTAGCACCAATTGTTCGTGCCAAAATAGGAGCCATTCTTTTAGCTTTTTCTTTATCTGATAAAGAATCGTCGGTTAGTATCGCATGCATCTCTGGTAATTCGAAAGCTAATCCTAATCCAAAGAATCCTGCACCACCGATAAATTTTAATACTTTTTGAAGTCTTCGATACTTTGCTATGTCTTTAGCTGTTAATTTTCTTACTGTACCTTCATCTGTTGCAACCCCTTTTGTACGCAGTGATTTAGCATGTTGTGTAACTATTTTTTCTCCAAGCTTTGCTGATCCCATTGTTGCAACACTTGCTGCAGTAAGTTTAGTGTCCGAACCATAATCTCCTGAAGGTCTACCACTTGTACCTTGTCTTTTTGCGATAGGGTCTTCATCTAGACCTCCATCTGGCGTAATGTAAGTAAGACCTAATAGTCCTAGTATAGCAGCCACGCTTTTTCCTATAGGACCAGCTTTACTAAATGCTCTAAGTAATCCTGTTAAAGTTTTCTTTCCTCCAGCTATAGTGGATTTAGGACTGACAAGTAAAGCTAAACCTCCTATAGTTGCTAAAGATCCAGCTATATCTCTAGCTAAGTTATCACTTTGCCCTGTTAAAAGTCTATTTGCAGCGTTAACACCATCGCCTACTAATCCACTCATGGTCTTAACTGCGTTTCCTAGAGTACCTTTAATGTCGACGTCTCCAAAAACGTCTTTGGCCAGATTCTCTAAGTTAGTTCCTAAGTCTTTAAACGCCTCTTTAGTCTTTGGATTAGATAACAACGCACCACTTATCATTCCTATAAGACCACCTTTTTTACCAAATATCGCGTAACCTATGGCTCCACCAGAGATAGTATTTGATAATGTACTTCTTAGTTCAACAGAGGCCTGATCATCTCCAGTTACAAGCTTGTTAGCTATAGTATCTGCTAGTCCAACTGCAATAGCTGTGAGAAAACCACGCTTAATTAATCTAGATCCAAGAGTTTTCGCTAAACCTAAAGCTCCTCCAACAGTTAATAAGCCTCCTAAACCTTTGGCTAATCCACCCAATCCAAAAGACGGTAATTTAAATCCACCGCCTGTCTTTCCAGTAGAATCAGATTTGTCTTTACTAATCTCTACTTTTCGAGCTTTTCTTTCTCTCTCAGCTTCGAGATCGTCTCTTCTTCTTTCTTCGAGATATTTTAAGAAACCGTCGATTCCTCTACTCGTTTTTTGAGTATTGTCATCTACTGAAATTAAAGTTTGGTTTATATCAGCTAAAGTTACTTCTGCCATATTTTTACCTCTGTGTCTCAGCCTCTATTTGTTGTTGTCTGAGATGATCGTTTAATAACATTAAATATACCTCTCTCTCCCACGGCATCATTTCTTCTAGTTCTGTTAATGAATAGTTAAAATTCTGCATCATTAAAAAATTAGTCTTGAAGTAATTCTCCAAGGTCTCATGAGAGAGGTTAACTAAAAAAAATCCTGTAATCCTTTCAATTCTACTTTATTTAAATGCTTACACTTTATACACTCAAACTCTAACTTATGTTCTAGAGTTGGAAGACCTTCAACAAATTCAGTCATCTTTTCTAGTTGCTGATTTGTTAAAGAGTTTATAAAAGTTTCAACTTCTTCTTTTGGCTCATGAGCTAAAATAATATTTTCATCTTTTGTCTGCACAGAGTGCATGCAAGATTTTATAGACTCCATAAGCGTATTGGTAGCTGATATATTTTCTCCTGAAAACATGTTACTAGCTAGCATATCTTCATAAGTTGGAAATTTCATCTGTACACTTATATCGTCATTGATTTCTATTAAAGATTTTTTAATCTCTTTATCTTCCATCTTTACGTCTTGAAGATTAATTTTTATCTCATTTTGCTCTTGACATTCTGCACAAGAATAAGCTATAGTTGAAGTTTCTCCAACTGACTTTGATCTTAGTTGTGTAAACATATAATCTACATCAAAAGTAGCTAGCTTGTTTATGTTAATCCCAGGAACACAAGACTCTATGCTTACTAACATAGCATTTAAAATCTGTTTCATATCTTGAGATTCAAAGGCAACTAGCATACTTTTTTGTTCTTTTACTAAAAAAGGTCTGTACTTAACAGTTTCTTTAGTAGAAGGAATGACCATCTCGTAAACTGGTCTATCATTTTTTAATTTTGGCAATGCCATTACATTCACTCCTTATAATATGTCAATTCCACCTAATGGAGTATCTATATCCATGTTGATGAATCCTTGAGTTCTTGACGATCTTCTCCAGTTTGTATAAGCATACGTCACTGTAAATTGAACTAAGCCGTCAAGGTCATTACTTAATTCAACTGCACTTGTAGCAATAGGAAAGGCTTCTAACAGATCTACAGAATAAACTGTACCGCCACCTATTCCTCCGCTAAATCTTATTGGTCCTACTTGTTTACTAAATCCAGCCAAGGGCTGTCTAAGTTGGTGTATTGTTACTGTTCTTGCATATTCATTCTTATAACCAGATGTCATTGCGTCCTCGTCAACGATAACTTTTCTCCAACTATCAAAATATTCTTTAACACCATAATCATTCATAAGATAAAAAGTCATAGACACGTCATCAACAGCGTAGCCATAGGCTATCTTTTGAAACTCCATGCCAATTCTTCTCTCACTTGTTAATATTTGTTTTGCGGGCAATGTTGCATTTGAACATAGTATATTTAATTCTCTTGGACTCGCCCCTTCGGTAAAGAACCCAAATAATCCACCGCCACCGAATGACGGCAACGTGACCAAAAATCTGTTATTTCTTGCAAAACCTAACTTGGTGTTAGCTAAAGCTTTTAATTCATCTACACTACTAGCCATTTATAGTTTTCCTCGAATCTGAATATATTCTTCCTGCTGTAGATTTTTCCCATTGTGCTGTCGGTAAGAAAGTAGCAATCTCCCACTCTGGAGCTGGTACTTCTGCAAATCTAGACTTTACATGGTTTAACAAGTAATGCTTAAAGCAGGGTTTAAAGTATCTCATATTTCTAGAGCCGTTTAAAAGTCTGTAAGTCAAGTTAAATTTAGTTGACTCATCGTATTTTTTATTATTTGTAATATTTAACAAGGCATCTAAAAACTTTGCTCTTAGTACAGGAGGTAAGTAATGTAAATTAATTCCACGAAATCCACCGGGAGCTGGCTCAACTGGTATCGTCAATGGAAACCTATCGTAATATGGAAGTTTGTCTTTATGCTTTGGATCGTAAAAATACATAAACATTCCACCGTAACTGTGTGTAGCTCTTCGAGTTACTTCAGTTTCTCTCATTAATTGATCTCGATTGACACGAGTTAATCTTTGTACTCTTCTTCTAAACCACTCACGTGATTCTTGAGTACGTGGATTAATACCTTTTCTAAAAGCTTCAAGTTCTAATTTTTGAAATAGATTACTCATGATTCTATTTATAACTATTTTCTGCGCTTTTTACGCCTAAATGGTTTAAGCCTTGGCAAAGATTTAAGTTTACCTGGGACTGGTTTTTTCATGAGCTTCATTTCTTGTAGTGTTTTTTCAGTCCACACTTGAAACTCCCATCCTCTATCTTTTGCGTATTCGTTCGCCGCTTCCCATTTATTCATATTCTTTATATATGTTAGTCCTTCATTGATATATCTTTTAGTTTTCTTTGGTCCTGTTGGTGGAACTGTTTCTTTTTCTGGTTTTATTTCTACAAGTATCGTCTTATCGTCATCATAGGTTATTTTCATGTCAACAAAGTACCTATGATATTTTTTATCAACTTCATAGTAATATGGGACAACTACTTCTTCAGAACTCCACTTTTTGACTTTAGGATTGCTATCGCACCACATGAAAACAGCCTTCTCCCAAAGAGACCTATATACTATATTAGCAACATCTCCAGTATATTTACTAGGATTTTTGATTGAATATCTGCCTGAATATACCATGATAACTATTATAAATAGAAAAATAAAACTTAATAATACTATCTATAAGGAATTACCATGGAATTATTTCCAGCTACCAAAACAGGAATTTTAAAAAAAGGTCCTAGCGGAGAAAACTTATCTTTTGCTGACGACGCTCAAGGTTCGCTTTCAAGAAACTTTAAAACTGTAGCTTCTGGAGGAACATCAGATGCTAGAGTCGATGAGTTACCTACGTCACAAACTTTAAGATCTAGAGGAGAAAGTTTACAGTTTCCTCCTTTTACTGGCGACCCTGCATATCAAGCAAGAGTATCTTTTCAAATGTTTGCATTAGAACCGACTCAACCCGGTGCAACCGCTAAAAGTCACGTTAAAACTTTAGAAGATAACATAGCACCTAAAGGAACTAACGTATTCTTTTCTAATGATGCCAACTTATCAGTTGGTCCTCAGACTATAAACTCATCAATAGAAACATTACAAGGAGATGACGACGAAGCTTTAGAAATACTAGAAAGAAGACTTGATACGGCAGGTGCTACTGCTTCTAGAAACAATTTAATAGCTGGTGGCGTTGACGGCGCCGCAGGAGCGGCTGCTGCAACAGCAAAAAATTCAGGCGCTAGTAAGACTCTTTCTGGATTTACAGGAGATAAGATTAAAGCTTTCACAGGTGCATTTCTTGATAATAATGTAGCCAAGGCCGGGTTAAATACTTTAGCAGGTGGTTTGTCGTTTCAGCCTGTAACAGATGCGCCTGTCGTAGATATGTTCTTTCCTTTGACTTTACAATATAATGATCAAGCTCAATATGATAATGCAGAACTTGGTTTTTTTGGCGCGGCCGCTACTGCTGCAGCTGAAGCAGGAGGCAATGTATTAACTTCTACTATAGAATCTTTAGTAGAAGGAACGACTAACGTATTCGATATTTTTAGAAATAATTCTAAGTTAGGAGAACAGGCATTAAGATTAAGTGCAGCCAGAGGTATTAATGCAATAGGATCTTTAGGAGCAACTGGTGTAAGAAACGCTTTAACTTTACAGAATAGAGTAGTTGTAAATCCAAATGTGAGAGCTTTGTTTAGAGGAGTTGCTTTACGAGAATTTTCATTTCAATTTAAAATGATAGCAGAAAGCGCCGGAGAAGCTGAAACAATACGAAAGATAGTTGAACACTTTAGAACTCAAATGTATCCAGATGCTTTTAGTGCTAACTTAACTAATGGAGTAACAGCAGACTTAGGATTTAAGTTTCCTAACGTGTTTAAAATTACTTTTAAATACCGTGGTTCGATAAACAAAAAATTACCACAGATAAAGTATTGCTACTTACGAAACGTAGCTCATACCATAAATCCTACAGGAGGAACTTTTAGAAGAGATGGACAAGCTAGTGAAATAGATCTTACATTAAGCTTCGTTGAGTACAAAACTTTAACTAAGAAAGATATACAGGAAGGTTATTAATGCAGTACTTTCAAGATTTTCAAAACTTATTGTACACGTTTGGCGATGAGGTTGATCCAGTAATATTTCAAGACATTTCTAGATATTCAGACGTGGTCGATCAGATAAAAGATAATTTAGTATTTCATAACGTCTTTACAATACAAGAAGGTTTTAGACCAGATCAAGTATCAATAATATTGTATGGCTCTCCTCTTTATTATTGGACGTTTTACGTATTAAACGACGATCTAAGAGAACAAGGTTGGCCATTAACAAAACCCGAGCTTGACGTTTATGTTAAAAAATCATTTCCAAATACGGTATTAGTAACTAGAGACAATATAGCAACTAAGTTTAAAGTTGGTCAAGTAGTCACAGGAGTGTCTTCTGGAGTTTCTGGAACTATAATAAGACGTAATTTAAATTTAGGACAAATAGTTATAAAAGGAGATGTTTCATTCTCTGCAAACGGAGAGCAATTGCAATCTACTAATTCTTCTGGAACAATTGAAACTGTAACATCTATATCTCGAGTAAAAGAATATTTGTCAGCTAGTCATTATGAAGACAGTAGTGGCATAGTAGATCTTGGAATCGATAGCGATACCACGTCAGCAACTTTTGGAGGATTACTTCCTGCAGGAGCTCAACAAACAGAAAAAACTTTTGAAGACGTATTTTATTCTACTAATGAGAGTCTCAGACAGATAAAAGTAATAAAACCTTCTCTTCTTGGCAGTGTAATATCTAGTTACAAGAAAGCGATAAGAGAATAACATGGCTGAACTCGTTATTGATAATCAAACAGAATATCAAGTAATTAAAGCAGAAATATCAAGTGACAGAACAGAAGCAGTTATTGATATAAAAAATCTCATAACAGATATTACTATATATGAACACATAGAAAAACCTTATTTAACTGCAAAAATTGTTTTTATCGATCAACACAATATAATTCAAGATTTAGACTTTCAAGGCGGAGAAAAAATATCGCTTAGCCTTTCTCATGGTGAAGAGAGGACTAGTGGTTTCGAAATAAGTAAAGAGTTTCTGGTAGACAATATTGAGAATATAATAAAAGCCGATGAAAGAAGTGAATCAATCATGATTAACTGTACAGAGTATCACATGTTTGAATCTACTGTACAAAATGTCAATAAAGCTTTTACTGGTTCTGCGTCTTCAATGATAAGAAAAATATTACGCGATTTTTTAGATAAAAGCGTTGCCATAACATCTGTAGATTCTGTGACTGATATGAAAGTCATAGTTCCAAACATGCATCCAATAGAAGCTTGCATGTGGCTTAAACAAAGAATGACTTCTACTGAAGGAATGCCTTATTATTTTTATTCAGCCATGGGCGTAGATAACTTAGTGCTAAAAGACCTTGGAACTATATTAGATGAGAAAATACCTATAAACGCAGATAGACCTTATGTTTATGCTCCAAGCGTGCAAAGTGACGGAACTAGTCCGCAAAAGTATTATGCTGTTCAATCTTTTAGTTATAGAGACGGAGAAAATTTAATAAGACTTATAGAGAAAGGACTAGTTGGAGCGCAGTACTCTTTTTACGATACTCTTACAGGACTTCCACAAGTAACTCATTTTGACATAGAAGGCGACATTCTCAGAGGTTTAGCGAGTAGTAAGAGACTTGGTGGTCAAAATACTCGTCATGTTTATGGAACTGACTATGCCGTTAATGGTACTAAATTAACGCAGTTTAACTCTAAAGTAATTACTGAAATATCTTCGTCTGGAGCTTATACACAAAATAATATTAGAAACAATAGTTATAATAGTGAGACTTTATCTAGCTCTTATAAGAATAAAACTATAAGAGAAGCATTAAAAGAATTCATGAGTAAAGCTCCTCTAGAAATAACAGTAAAGAGCAGAGAATTTTTAACTGGAGATGCTAATTATACTGTAGGTAAGTTGATAAGAATAATATTTTTAGATAACGCTCCAGAAAGAGATGAATCAAGAGCTGTAATAGATCATAAAATGTCAGGAGATTATCTCATATGCGCAGCTAAACATGATTTAAATAACTACAGAGGAGTCACTAGATTGCTATGTGGAAAGCTTGGATCTTTTGGTGGAGAGTTTGAACTATGAGAGAGTTTTATGGAGATAGTACTAGGTGGTTTATTGGCGTTGTTGTCGATAACGTTGATCCGTTAAGATTAGATCGTGTAAGAGTCAGAATACACGGTATTCATGGATCAGACACTTCTATGATAGATACACCAGATCTTCCGTGGGCTCAAGTAGCCATACCAGTAACTGAAGGCGGAAGTTCAGGCATTGGAGCTAATTCACAATTAAAAGTGAGAGCACAAGTTTTTGGTATATTCTTAGATGGACAAAATTCTCAGTTACCTTTAGTCTTAGGTTCTATACCAAAAATAGAAACAAGAAAAAATGAAGTCAACGATGGGACTTCCAGTACTACTATTGATGAAAAAGCTCCTTCTAATATTCAAAGCGTTGCAGTTACTCAGACTGGACTAGCTAATTTAGACAATGAGTTGGAAGGTGCTACTAACATTGAAAAGATATATAACTTTTTTGTATCTGAAGGTGGAGGACCTTTTAGTGAAGAACAAGTTTCAGCTATGGTTGGTCATTTTATTCAAGAAGCAGGCAGAACTTCAACAGGTGATATTAAAATAGATGCGTTATCTGGAACTGATAAGCTTGTTTTAGCAGATGGAACTGTGTTACAAGGGTTTGGCATAGCTCAATGGAATCCTCAAGCAAAAGGTGGATACGATAAATCAAGGTTGGCAGAATTAATTAACTTTTCTTCTTTAAGAAAATTAGATTACAAATCTTTATTTGCTCAAGTAAATTTTGTTAAACACGAGTTAAATACTACCGAAAGATCTGCAAAAAGAAAATTATTAGCTACTAAGACTGTAGAGCAAGCAACAAAAGCTTTTGACTATTATGAAAGACCTGCGGGGTTTAAATATAATCCTTACCAACCATCAAAAAGTATAGACAAAAGACTAAAAAACGCAAGAGAAATATACGCTAAATTTAAACACGGAGCAACTTAAATATGTCAGAAACATTTCATAACGGTAGTGGTAAAAGTGTAACTTTACCAAGTGATGCAGGTCCAAATCCTGAAGTAACTGCTGTTGAGGTCGAGAAAAAAGAAGGACAGTTCCTTACTAACTTAGATAGATCGTTTTGGACTGTTAAGACTATTGCAGGTCCAGCTGGACAAGTAACTGAAGTAGTGCTCAATAAGTTTTACTCTAAAGTAAAAGTAATTTACGTACAAAATTTTACTAGAGCTCAAATCGAGGAAGGTCTTGGTAAAGATACAGCCGATCAGTTAGCTGCAGCAGAATCTGAGATGGAAGGCGTAGCTAAAGACATTATAAAAGACTTGCAATTTGATAAGTTAAACTTAGAAGGAGCAAGTACCAAAAACTTTGGTGAACTCGGTGGCATGAAAGGAATCATGGACATGGTAAAAAAGAATCATGCCATAACTAAAAGACCTATGATGGCAAAGGCAACAGAAAACATAGGTGATGGTACCGCAAAGGGAAGTTCTAATCAAATGGCAAGCATAGCCTCGATAACAGGTGCTCCAAAGTCTTTTGGATTTTTAAAAAAAATAAGCACTCAGTTTACAGCGACAGCTAATAAAAAGATAACTAAAAAAACATTTCCACAATTTACTGAAAAAAAATTAAATAAGATAAGTTCCAAAGTAGCAGTAAATCCTGCCAAAGGCGAAGTAAGTTTGCAGCCTGAGAACGAACCAAAAAAGAAAGCAAGTGTACAATTAGCTAGAGTTTACAAAGAAAAAATTAAAACAGGATTAAATAACGCTGGAGCTGACCGAGATCCTTCGTCGCCTTTTGGAAGTATTGGCATGCCGGGCGGAAACATGTTCGCTCAACTTATGGCAAAAGGCAAAGGAATTGTTGGAACTGGATCAGGAAATCCTTTTGAAGAAGTAAAAGGAGCATCATTTAATCCAGATAAATTTAAAAATTTTATTGACACTAATTTAAATACTAACATAAGAAGTAACGTAAGCGTAGGAGATACAATAAACGCTTCGCCTTCTAATATTAAGGACACAACTTCTGCTGGAGATGATTTTAGTGGATTTAATACTCCAAGCTCTTACGTCTTTGAGAAAATTCCTTCTTTAGAATTGTTGATAGGAAAGTTTAAAAATTCATCAAGAAGACAGTCAAAAGGAAAAGACAAGTTTGGTTGTATAATATTTGGCTGGACTAAACACTTAGTAGGTTCTCCAAATAAAGTTGATGCTTCAGAGATACATAGGCTGACTAAAATATATGACAGAAATAACTTAATAAATAGTTTAGGAAGTATTGAAAAAGCTGATGAGGAAATACAAAGTAAGCCTATAGAGTTCGGAATTCAACCTCATTTTGTAATTCTTAGAAATGGAGATATTCAAGAAGGTAGACCATTAAACGTAACTAGAAATAAAAATTATCAAGCGTATGCATTATCTGGAGTTAAAGTTACTTTTGTAGCTAGTGATACAGCTCCGGCTACTACAAAACAAATGGATTCATTTAACATTATGATAAGAGCTTGGTTAAGTATAACAAAAGGTTCTGGACAAGTGCTTTCTGATTTTGAAGTAAGTGATGAATATGATGGCCCGGGTTTTGACGCTAAAGAATTGGTAAAGAGCATACACGACGTAGAATTTTTAATATCTAGTCCATCAGATTTAGAGGAAATACCAGATCCTAAAGAATTAGCTATGACGAAACCAAATAAGATAGCTAAAGCTACAACAGGTGGTAGCTTTCCAAAAGGTTTAGACTCTGTAGATAAAGATATTAAAAAGAGAGTAGAATCAGAAGCTTTTCAAAAAGATGTGAATAACGCTAAGAACGTATTTGAAAATGAAACTGGGACTGCAGTAACTAGTATGAAAGATAAAATAGATGAACTTAGCGCTGCAGGAAAACTTCCGCAAGGCTTAGATAAAGGTTTAAAAGATATTAAGATAGGAAATTTAGAAGGTTTAGTAAAAGGATCTGGTGGAAAGATAGATAGTGTAGTGAATTCATTACAAAGTGCGCCAAACCAAACACTAGGTCAAAGAGAAAAATTAGCAAAAGATTTATTTAACAAGTTTTCAGTAGGATAATATGACAAAAGAATTACAAGATCAAAATAAGTACGTAGATGACGCAGAATACGTTTCTGCCAGAAAAGCTACTGATGGTAGATCAGATCCTGATGGAATATTTCCGCTGTTAGGATACCCTGGAGTTACAGGAGTAAATAATAAGGCGACTGGAGCTAAAGAATCGCACGTATACTTAGGTGGTTCTACTGAAGGTATGGACTTTGAATTAAAAACAGAAGCTCCTTCTCAATATCCCTTAAATCAAGTTAAAGAAACTATATCTGGCCATATAATTGAATTAGATGATACCGAAGGTCGTCAAAGAATAATGATAAGACATCGTACTGGATCTGGTGTAGAGATGCGAGCTGATGGAACCGTGATACTAAGTTCGACTCAAAATTCTATAAGAGTTACAGCTGCAGATGAAAAAGTTGTAGTAGAAGGCGATGGAGAAATAGTTTACAACGGCAACTTAAAAATGAAAGTTGCTGGTGACTTTGACTTAGAAGTTGGTGGTAACTTTACGACAAACGTTGCTGGTGACTTAGACGAAGTAGTAAAAGGAAGTAAAGTTTCAGATATTGCAGAAAATAAAGAAGTAGCGATTCAAGGAAATAACGCAGAAACTGTCATTGGTACTAAAACAGAAACAGTATTAGGAAACGTTTTTTTAACGCATAAAGGTAATCTTGAACACGACGTGATGGGTATTTCAGAAATTTCTGTAGGAAAAGAAGCTATTCTTACTGCTGAAAATGGAATAGTAATATCTTCTCTCGATATAAACATGGCAGCTTCGTCGTTAACTGTTATTGGAGACAGTGGCACTGTAGGCGGTGAAGAGATTATAATGTACAACTACAACATGTATACTGGTAATTCTATAACAGCATCAGATACCGTTACTACTGGAACACTATATAGCACAACTGCCAGTGTTTCAGGCCATGTCACCACGCCAGTAGTTCAAGGTGACATAACCGGTACTGCAGCTAGAGCAAACTCTTCACCAGCTGGTTCTGGAGGTACAATTGCTTCTACATCTGCAACTCACGTAACTGTCGACTCAAAAGCAACGGCTAAACCTACGGCAACGATCATGCATGATTACTTAAATCAAACTAATTTAGGAATAAGAAGAGTAGATGTAGATCCATTTGATGATTTTAAAAATTCAGTAAACAGGCAAGATAATTATGGCGGAATATCAACTGTAGATTTAAACACTTCTTTAGCAAGATCTAAACTTAGAGATCCAGCTAACTTAAAAAACCAAACATTTACTGGTGCGCTTGTAACTGAAGGTATTATATCTGCTAATTTTGCAGTACCAGTGCTTCCTAAATTTGGAAGAATAGTAGGACCAGAGAAAACACCAAGACGTGGCACTGAATCAATTGGAAGCCAAGATGCTAGAACAACAATATTTAAGGTATAATTATGTCATTGCTATTTAAAACAGACGTAGTTCCAAATCCAAAATTTAATCCAGTATTTCAAGATGACATATCTGCTAGAACTAGATTAGGCCCTGGAATTACAATGGCTAAGTTTTTAGGAAGTAAAGGAGATCCAGTGACGATGAATCACATCGTTACTGACGCTGAAAAAAAGACATTGGCAAAACAGTACTATCTTCATGCTGAAGCTATGAAAACTGTTAATGATTCAAAAGGAATAAAAGAATTTGAAGATTACAGACTTGAAGTTTTAGAAGGTCTTTATATTCCAAATCCAAATGAAAAACCTGACGTTAGCGCTGGCATTAATCATTTATTAGAAAATGGCCAAGCTGTAGTTTATGTTTTAAGAGATACTAATGGACGAATAGCAATAGATAAAACTTTTGATTTAGCCGTGTTTTGGAAAGATAATTTAGATTTCGAAAAGATGATATTAGATTATGATAATTATAATCCAGACGAATCTTTACACGCTTGTATTATACTTATTATGCCACAAATAGTAGCACCTTGGTCTGTAACTTACACTAACGAATTAGAAACAAGATTTAATAATAATGTTCAAGCTACTAATGAATTGATCGAAGTAATCGATCCAAATGAAAATTTAGAAACTTTAGATATTTGATATAAATAGATAAAAGGATTTTTAGATGCCAACAAGAGCTTTTTCAATCGAAGATGGAAACATCGGAAATACTAGTATTTTAACTGCTAGAAATAACGTATACTCTGATTTAGATTTAACCTTTGCTAAAAAAGGTTCTGGAGATATTTTTAAGAAACAACATGCGGCTTCAGTCAAGCAAGCTATAAGAAATTTATTATTGACAAATTACTCTGAAAAACCATTTCTACCACGATTTGGTGGAGACTTAAATTCAATGTTGTTTAGACTAAGTACAGATATTGACGATGATAATTTAGAAGATGATATAATAAAGGCTATTGAAACATTCGAACCAAGAGCACAAGTTTTAGGGGTAACAACCGTGGTAAGTCCTGATAATCACGAGGTAAGAGCAACCGTAACATTTAAAGTAATAAATACATTAGAAGAATCATTTGTAGAAATATCATTAACGAGGTTAAGATAATGGCAACGACAATTAAATCAACTCAATTAGATTTTGACACCATTAAAAACAGACTAAAAGATAAGCTTAAAGAACAAACAGAATTTGCTGATTATAACTTTGAAGCTTCTGGACTTAATAATTTACTAGACGTACTAGCTTATAATTCGCACTTCAATGGTCTTACTGCAAACTTTGCTTTAAACGAAAGTTTTTTAAATACAGCTCAACTTAGAAGCTCGGTAGTAGCTCATGCAGAAACTCTTGGTTATGTACCAAATTCATACACGTCATCTCAAGCAAAACTAAACTTATCAATATTAATTCCTACTACACCTAGACCTTCAAGCGTTACTTTAGAAAGAGGAGCAACTTTTACTAGCAGTGTTGATGATGTAAGTTATACTTTTCAAACTCGAGAAAACTTTATAGCGTCTGACGATGGAACAGGATCTTATCAGTTTAAAACTTCTACTGGAGAAACTACCATACCAGTATTCGAAGGAATAACAAAAGAAAAAACTTTTATAGCTGGTGAAAAGGCAGATTCTCAAATTTATGTTATACCTGACGTTACAATGGATATTTCTACTATCAGGGTTAGAGTTTTTGACACAACTACTGGAACAACTTTTAAAACTTATACTAACATCAAAGATGCTGTACGAGTAGATAACGATTCAACATATTACCAAATTAAAGAAGTTCCTAACGGTTACTATGAGTTAATCTTTGGTGATGGTACATCTAGTGGTTTAGCTCCTGTAGCAGGAAATAAAATCCTTGTTGATTATCTTTCAACTAAAGGTACAGTTGCTAATGGCGCAACGACTTTTACCACGAACGTAGCACTAAACGTAGGAGGTGTTAACTATCCGTTAACTGT